CGCTTTCCAATGTTGGATGCCACGCGGCCACTCGTTCGCGGGCCGTCAGGATCCTGCGCATCAGGGTGCTGCCTTGCGGGTGATGATGACGTCCTGGAACACGGCCAGCGCATTGTCGGAGACCTTGAAGTCGTCGGTTTCGATGGTTTGCGGGGACGGGTCTGTGGGGTTGGCGAACACTTCGATGCCGTAGTCGGTGGAGTCGTCGGCCGAGGTGGTCAGCCGCACGTCGAGCACGCCGAGCACCTGCTGCACCGCCAGACAGATCCCGGCGACCTTGAGCTGGGGTCCGAACCCCAGGCCTTGGAAGTAGGTTTGCAGCTGGGTGCGGATCGCCGAGTTGGTGATCGCCACCGAGTAGGAGCGGTCGTATTCGACGCACAGGCAGACCACCAGGTACGACCAGGCCGCCTGGTGGACCATCACGTCGGTGCAGACCTGTTTGGAGGTGTCGACGATCGCCTGCAGCAGTTCCGGCACCTGGTTGTAGGTGTAGGTCAGGGTCAGTTCGGTGCCGTTGGCCGGGCCGGCGCCCGTCCATTCGATGCCGGAGGTTTCCGCTGGGCCACCGGCGAGCAGGGTGGTGTCGGCGAGCAGGAAATAGTGTGTGCCCTGGGCGTAGACGGTGACGCCGCTGGTGATGGTGGCCGGGAAGCTGACTATCGGCACCGAACCCAGCCGCATGAACCGGTTGGTGGCCGAGGGGGTGCCCGCCGACCCGACCCGGCGAAACTTGCCGGTGTAGTAGGGCGACGCCGAGGAGGCCGACAGCGCCGTGGAGGTCACCACGGTTTGTTCGGTGACGGTGACCGGGGTGACACCGTCGGTGAACACGTCGACCTTGTTGGTGATGCCGTTGGGCGGGTCGTTGCGGGAGCTGCGGGTGGTGTAGGAAAATTCGAGGTCGACGACCTGGCCGACCATGTTGGCCAGCGCACCGGTGGAGATGGTGGTGAACACCGGGGACACCCCGGCGGACAGGTTGTAGTCGTCGATGTCGGAGTAGAACACCTCGCTTTCCTGTCCCAGGTCGGTGAAGCAGCTGCTCATCCCGCCCCACGCGTATTTCACGTCCTGGGTGACCGGCAGCGTCAGGGTGGTGGCGGGTACTTCGATCTGGGTGGTGTACAGCGTGGTGGGCCCGAACACGGTGACCCGGCTGACGGTGTTGTTCTGCAGCGCAATCGCCCGGTACCAGTCACTGGTCCCGGCGATGTTGCGCAGCAGGGTGGCCTTGAAGCGCATCCGCAGTTCGGCGTCGGTTTCCACGTCGACCCCTCCGCTCATGGCGGCGAGGTTGGTGACGGTGGCCGTCGCCAGGGTGGAGCCCAGCGAGGTGATGGAGCCCGGCGGCACATTGCCGACGGTGCCCACTGTGGTGCACTGCACGGGGATGTCGATCGAATAGGATCCGGCGGTCAGCACCACCGCCTGGGTGGAGGCGAAGTACAGGGCGGCGCTGGCGCCGGGGACGGCGGTGTTGGTGTAGAACTGGGTGCCCAGGGACACGTTCTGGTCGCTCGCCGAGGTGGTGGACAGCGTCATTCGCACGACACCTTTGGCGGCCTTTCCCGCCAATCTTCCGTACCCGAATATCCCGACGAATTGTTCCAGCTCCAATCCGGACTTGTTCTCGATATCCAGTAGCGATCCCACCAGGTATTGGTCGACGTAGGCCGCACTGATTGCCTCTGCACAGGCATCGATGATTTTTCGTTCGGGGGTGCCCAATTCGCAGGACAGCCCTGGACAGGTGGTGGCCAGGGTGGCGATGATCTGGGAGGAGATTTCTGCCGGGGTCTTGCTCGACCTACTCACCTCCCTCTGTGGGAGGAGTCCCTATGGGACTCCTCGCCTTTTTAGGGGCGAGGGGTTCAGGCGGTGCTCTGGCTGGCGGTCACGGTGGCCTGCTGGCCGGCGGCGCTGGTCACCGACACCGCCGCAGTCACCGTGTCGTAGCTGATGGTGGCGCTGACGTCGTTGATCGAGTACAGCAGTTCGGCGAGGCTGTAGAGCTGCGGGTTCGCGGTGAAGCCCAGCTGTTGCACCCGCTGGTAGTTCGCCAGCACCCGCAGCACCTCGTTCTGCATGGTGACGGAGGTGGCCGGGTTGATGACGGAGCCGATGTAGGCTTCCAGGGTGCTTCCCATGGCGGGGTGGAAGCGGTCCCCGCCGTAGCTCTCCAAAATCCACAGCTGTAGATCCTGGGCCAATTTGGGTGTGCCGGAGACGATCGCCAACTGCGAACCCAGCAGGCTGAGATCCCCGTTCTGCACGGCGAGTGAGAAGGTCACGTGCACCACCGTTTCGTGTTGTGCGTGTCACCCTTTACTGCCACTGCAGCAGCGTGTACCCGGCTCCGCCGTTGCTGCCCTGGCCATTGGAGTCGCCTCCGGCGCCGCCACCGCCCCCGGCCCCGGCGGTGGCCCCGTCACCTCCGGGGGCGCCCGCATTGCCGCCGCCGGGTTGACCGGCCGCCCCGGAGCCGCCGCCGCCGGCGTTTCCCAGCGCCGCCGCGCCACCGGCGGCACCGTTACCACTGCCGCCGGTTTGCTGTGCTCCACCAGTGGCGGTGGCCGAGTCGCCGCCCGCGCCACTGGTGTTCAAGTTGTGGGCACCGCTGGAGTCGCGACCGCCCCCACCACCACCGCCGGGGCCCTCCAGGCCGAGGCTGTCGAAGCCCGCCACCCCGCTGCCGTTGGTGCCGTTGGTGTTGTTGCCACCGGCCCCACCGGCCCTGCCGTTGGTGGCCGTGTCGGCGGTGAATCCGGTTGCCGTGGTGGTGCCTCCGGCACCACCGGCCGGTCGGGTGGCGGTGTTCGTTCCGGCGGTGCCGTGGCCGCCGCCACCGGCCGTGGCCACGATGGTGCCCGAGGTGAATGAGCTGTTGCCGCCGTTGGTGGTGGCCGTCCCCGCAGTCCCGACGGTTACCGAGTACGTCGAGCCGAGCAGGCTCACGCTCTCCCATCCGGTGTCGAGATAGGCGCCACCACCCCCGCCGGCACCGCCCGCTTCGGCGTTGAAGGCTGCCGCGCCACCTGCTCCACCGCCCCCGCCACCGCCGATGGCGACGAACCGCCACAGCGTCGCCCCGGCGGGCACGGTGACATTGGTGCGGGAGGTGTTGATCTCGCTGCGTATTACGGTCACTCTGCCGGTACCGGTCAGTGACGCGGCCCGGGTGAACTTGGCGAATGCCGCGACGGTGAGTCGTCCGGCCCCTGCCCTGGACGCGGTCACGGAGAACCGTGCGTAGCTGGCGGGGGTGAGGGTTCCGTGTCCACTCGCCGCTCCCGGCAACCGGAACTGTGTCGCCACGGCGGTGGCGGTGAGTCGGCCCGTACCGATGGTGGTGCTGTTCGCACCGGCCCCCAGCGCACACCGGCCACCCAGGGCCGCGGATACGAACCGGACGGCGCGTGTCGTTGCCATGATCGTTCCCCGGCCACGCAGGACAGGGGTGATCCGTATCAGGCTCATGTACGCACTCGCCGTCAGGGTTCCCTCGCCCGTACACGTCCCGGCCACTGCCGAACCCGAGGGCCACACCTGGATGTCGCCCAGGTAGATCGCGAACACGACGGTTTCGCCCAGGTAGGCCGCAGTGATCGGGACGGCCCCGTCGTAGGCGCCCATGCCCTTTCTCAGGTCACGATGTAGAGGGTGTCGGGATCCTTGGGGTCGATGGCCGTGTATTGCGCTGCGCTGCCCCGCCAGATGCGCAGCCGGCCCGTGGTGGTGATGACACCGCGCCAGGCGACCCCGTCGCTGACGACGGGGTCGCCGTCGTACGCCAGCGCCCCGGCATCGACGGTGGCGGGATTGGGCAGGTCGGCGGGCAGCCGCAGCGGGGCGTTGGCGTTGACCTGTGTGCCGTTGAGTTCCAGCGGGCCGGAGGAGCCGACGTGCACCTGGCCCTGCACGGCGTCGGTGAGTAGTTCGGGGGCGTTGGTCTGCAGTTTGCGGTCCAGCCGGTAGAAGCCCATGTCGGCGCGCTCGATCATCCAGCTTTCGCCCACCGCCGGGGTGATGACGCTGGCCCCGATGTGGTAGGACAGGTCGATCGGCACCGTGACATGGGTGCGGGTCATGCCGTCGGCCTTGCGGTTGGCCAGGTCTACTGCGGTGATCTGCACCACCCGCGCGGTTTGGGGGGTGGGCATGCTCATGTCACTGCCCGCCCATCGTGACGGTGCTGGAGGTGCCCGCGTTGTCGAAGCCACCCAGCCCGGCCATGATGTTGGTCTGGTCGGGATTGAGCAGCCCGGTACCGGTGTTGGCCATCCTGTTCAGCGCACCGGGCACCGAGGGCGCCATGATCACCGCGTCGGTGGTGAAGCCGTGCTCGTAATCGAAGGTATGCGTCACCTCGCTGACGTATACCT